AGATTTCTTAGAAAGTCAAAAATTATATGAAAAAATATAAAAAAGTTTAAATTATTTCTTCTAATTTTGTTTTTAGTAATTCTATTTTCCGTGGGATAAGACCCGGTGCACTATTAACCTCAAATATAGTTATGCCGGGATATTCTTGGATTGTTGCGCAATCTACTGCACCGAAGTCTAGTCCAATTTCTCGGATAGCTGACCGTGCAGCATTTTTTAGGTTTCTGTCTAAATCCGATACCCGAACACGTGCAAAGAAACATCCATTTTCCTTATTACGGATCATAGGGGTTGGTCGGTTTTCCGGACATCTTTTAATGTTTGCTTCTATTATTCTGTCATTTAAAACAAATAATCTGTATTCGTCTTTTTTGGTTACCATTTCTTGGATGTAGTGGTTTGAAGGATTGAATCTTCTTACGTCTCGGGAATTATTACACANATTGAAAAACTTTCCCTTGAANTGNTTNTTNCTTCTAACAATNACCGGAAATTCAACATTACCAGCAATTGCGTCTTCAAANGAAATTANNTTTGGTGTNGGNATATTNTTTTCTTGCAGAAGTGTTTTTGTAGCTGGTTTATTTGCAGAAGTTTTTACTGCATGTTGCTTATTCAGTATTCGACCTTCCGGATCTGCCACATATGAATTTCCATAACGTATAGTAAAAGAATCCCGATTGTTTGGAATCCTATTTTCGGTGTAATTAACAACAAAACTGTTGGATAGTGCGTCCGCTAGAAGTTTGGCAGTTGGCCGACTTTTTCGACTACCTAAAATTGTTATCATTGTATCACTATCATTACTTTATAACATTTGATATGTTTAATGACTCGGGTGAAAATTGATGATATTGTATGTTATCGTTTTTATCGAACCATGTACAAAAAATTGGATAGTTATAAAAGTTGTGATCTATTTTATCAACTACCATCCTTGGTCCGCCCGATTTTAATTGAACAACGTCGCCAACATTAATTTCTATCGTTTTCATAATAGTTAGTAGTTTTTGAAGTATTTAAGTGTTTTGGTAGATGAGTCGTAAAAGTACAATTTCCCATATTATTTTGATTATAGTTTTTTTGAGGTTATATAAATGGCTGATGATGAAGATGAAATAGTATTAAGTGTTTTTAGTTTATATTACCGATATTTATCTGTGGAAGAAACTAGCGGTGACATGACTCCGACTGGATTTGGTGTATATTTGGCGTTTGCACGTGATGAACTCAGTCGACAATTAAGTTCGCGTGGAATTCCAGAAGATGCATTAACTGAAAACGAGGAACGAATTGCTTTATGTCATTTAATTGCTGATAACTTTGAGATGGGCAATCCTGATTATTCATTTAGGAGTCAGAGCCAAGCACCCGGTGTTTCATTCAGTCGCGGCGAAGATACTGGACCAAGATTAGCATTGAATAAGCTCCTTGATAGCATTGAACTTGATATTAAGAGAACAGGTGCTAGTGGTGGTCGCGGTAAGAGTATTGCAATGGTACAAATTGCAGATGCTAAAAAGTATCCAAAGAGGTTCAAAAGAACAGACATTCCTAGCTGGGATACTGCGGAAAATGGGTTTGACGCCGACGAAGTTAGCGATCACGGACAATCCATTTATGATCCTGGGAATAACTCCTGGTGATTATAATGCCATCTTATCCAAAGAGGTTGCGTTATACTCACAGAATGTATATAAAACGCCATTCCAATGAAATATTTTCAGGACTGGTTTCCGCTAGCATGGAAGTTGCTGGAAGTCCTTCCACTTCTTTTAAGGTTGGATTACAGGCTTCTGGAATCTGCAGAATAAAATTAGTTGGAACTTATGATGGTGTTGACGTTGTAGAACGAATTTCTTTTGGAGAATCTGGCATCCAGTATTCCGAAAACTTTTTTGACACTATAGCAGCAATAACCTCAAATTATTTTGTGCCTGAAACAACCATTATCATTTCTTCTGTTGATAGCGTTGGAATGCCAGTTAGTTGGACTCAGACATCTGGGCCATTTCGCTGTGAGTTCGGCCAGCATAGCGGTATGCAAGCCCAGATTGATGCTAGTGCGCTCGGTCTTGGATCCAAAACCATACATTATGTTCGGGTAGAAAGGCCTGCAAACTTATCTAAAGACATGGAATTTACCATAAATAACGGTACCCAAATTTATGTGCCTGTAAGCGATTTTGAAAACATTTCTATACCTCCTGATTATGTTGCATCAGAATGGGCATTTAGGGCTACTGCGAAAACCCCCGGTGAACCAGTATGATATCTGAAACCATTCAATTCATAATGGACGAACTTCGAAATCCAGACAACGGTATTGCCCAACTATGCGACAATCAAATATTTTCCGGTATGCCACGAATTCCATCAACTCTTATTGCGCCGCACTACACTAGAATTGGTGTAGAATATTCTACTGAAAGTGGCGATGGCTACTTTTTTACCCCCCATCGGGACTTCGACAACCTTGACATAAAAGTTAAGATACTGGTTTCTAGTGCCTATGGCGAAAACGAAAACTATTGCCGTGACCTTATGGAACGTATATGTTATTTGTTTTCAATACATAGAAAAAAAATAACTACAGATTACAGAATCTTTATTGACAATGTACAAACCGACGTTATCGAAGAAAACAATGAACGTTGGAATGGAACCATTAATATGAGCGTCAGACAGTTTGAAAAAATACCAGAAGACATTACATGAGGGTTCGTGACTTTTCCCAGGGCTAAAGCACCTGGGCTTCTACGGTTTTGATTCCGACAGATTGAAGTCCCAATCTGAGAATGTTGATTGCTGCATTGAGATCTCGGTCCATGGATAAGCCACATTCGGGACATCTATGGACTCTTTCGGAGAGATCCTTTTTGACTATAAGGCCACACCTAGAACACATCTGAGAAGTATTTCTTGGATCTACCAGCACAACCGTAGAGCCAGCATATGCTGCTTTGCTCTCGGTTGCTTTTACCAGCATTCCCCATGCAACGTCCGAGATAGATTTTGCCAGGCAATGGTTTTTGAGCATGTTTTGGATATTCAAATCCTCAAAAGCTATGAATCCAAATTGATCTACAAGTCGATGGCTGATCTGATGAGCGAAATCGGTTCTCCTATTGGATATCCTCTCGTGGACTCTCTCAACTACTTTGAGAGCCTTCTTCCTTTCCGGTGTTCCTTTCGGAGCTTTCGAGTGTTTTCTCTGGACTCTGGCAAGTTCCTTTTCCTCTTCTCGGAAGAATCGAGGATTGGCGATCTTCTCACCATTTGAGAAAGTTGCAAAACTCGCGAGTCCAACGTCTATGCCCACCACAGCGCCGTCTTTCCAGGGAGGAAGAGAAGTATCTTCAATTTCAACGGAGAAACAAGCGAACCATTTCCCCGTTGGCATTCTTCGGATAGTGCAGGTTTTGATTGTACCTTCAATTGGTCTATGTAGCTTGATCTTGATATCCCCGATCTTAGCTAGATGGAGTTTGCCATCTTTGATACCAAAACCAAGTTGCTTGTAGGTTATGCTATCATATCTGCCATATCCCTTGAATCTTGGATATCCGGGTTCTTCTCCAGACTTGACTCTTCGGAAGAAAGCTTTGAATGCTAGATCCACTCTACCTTGAACATTTTGAAGAACCTGAGAGTAGACCTGTTTAAGCTCCGGTCGTTGAGCTTTCCATGATACCAAGATGCTATTGGTCTCGTATAGGGAGATTGATTTGCCATCTTTCTCATAGGCATTCTTTCTCAACGCAAGTGTATCGTTATAGACTTGCCTACAAAGCTCGAGGTTCTGGTCCAGAACTGATCTTTGAGACTTTGTGGGATAGATCCTATAGCGATACGATTTATGCATGATACCAAGTTATGTTGTTTCAGTATATAAAGTTTGTGGTTGAAGCATGTATTCATCCCACGACTAAAGATCGTGGGCTTTCTCCTGGTTCAGCCGTAAAACTACTATTTTCCTATTTATTTTGATTATGTTTTATTTAAAGTTTGCGGTGATTTCATGCGTTTATATGATGCTTATAAAAATAGCGAAATAACCAGGACTGAATACCTTGCGTATTTAGATTTTGGTTATAAGCCCAGTGATTCTGTGTTTCTAACCCAAAATAGAAGCACTGAAATGGTGACAATTTCCTACCTGTCTATGGGAAGTAATTATAACTGGTCCATTGATGACGGCGAATCAATGATGGCATATGTCGGTCCCATCAATGATTTGTCGAATGCTGGAAGTTTGAATAACGCCGGTAGTATCTTGTTTTTGTATAAAGATAGTACTATCATTAATACCGGTACCATAACAAATACTGGTCACATAGCATTACAAGCTATTTAAAAAATAATTTTGAGGTTTTATATTATGACGGGAACTCTTATCATGGACGGTGGCGAAGTAACGTCCACTGAAGCAAAAACTGACTATCAAGTTCAGGTTCCGATTGGGCCAGCTTGTTTTAGTTCAGGTACATGGACAGCATCTGAATCAACGGATGTAGTATTTGTTACACGGACACCAGCAAACACTACGGAATATTATAGTTTACCTATTATGGTACCAAGCCGTACAACTGCTTTGAAAGGCGCTAAACTCAAGTCAGTTACCGCTGTTGTAACACTAGGCGGAACTCTAGACACCACCAACGACGACTTTGAAATAAATATTATTAAAGTCACTACGCCTGTTGACGGTTCTGCTCCTGTTGGTTCTGTACTAGCCGGAGATTCAGGCGATGATTATCCAACTGCGCAAAATACTAAAGCCAAAAGACTAGTTTCTGGACATCATACTTTTGTGGTAACCATACCCACCGATGAACAAGCATTTATGGCGGAAGGCGAACAATATTATGTCAGAATAAAAATAAAAGATAACGCAAACGCTGATCTGACCTGTGTGTTGAAAGGGATGGTTGCCCAATTCGACATGAACGTTTTATAAATTTAGTTTCCAAAACATAGCAAGGAGAATAATTTTTTATGGCAAATGTTGGTTCTATCGCCACGGCTCGCGGTGAACAATTCACGCATGCGCATGTTGCATCCCTATCTAGGTGTAATTCTGGATTTTATGTACTTTCTGGATGCGATGTTCATCAAGCCGGAACACCCGGACTTAGTGTTGTAGTGGATTCCGGTTATATTTCTTCTGGATTTGCAACTGCAAGAAAAACAGTTTCTGGCGGAACATTAACAGTGGCCACTCCAGATGGTTCGCTTCCTAGAATGGACGTAGTCTATTTGGATACAAATGGGACACCTAGTATTTATGCAGGCACGCCTACAGCCATTTCTCCAAGCACAGAAACCGATTTCAAGAAGATGGCGTCACCGAGTCCTGGCGCATCAATACCAAACGGCGTAATACTTGCATTAGTTTATGTGGGGGCTGGCGTAACTGAAATTCTAAATGCTTCTATTCTTGATATTGCTAGTTATGGTGGATTTGTCGCAGAAGCGCCTACCGGAACCACAACTTCCGGACTTGTTCCTCAATGGAGTAGCACCCAAAAAACCCTTACAACTGGGTTAACGGTTGGAACTGCTGCAAATAATCTAGTTCAGTTGGATGGTAGTGCTAAACTTCCAGCAGTTGATGGTTCGCAATTGACTGGTATAGAACATAGTATCGGAATATATATTGATAATGGAACAGATCCAATAGAAACTGGTATTAAAGCAAAAATTTGTCCAGGTTATGCTTTTCAAATAAAATCGGTTACGTTACATGGTAGTCCATCTGGATCAATACAATTTGAAATATATAAAACATGGTATTCTACATTGCCTACTACTATTAGTATCACAGGATCATCTAAACCAACGATTACTAGTGACATAAAATATAGAGATACTACACTATCTGGATGGGATATAACCTTTACTGGAGATGATTGGTTATATTTTGAAGTATTGAGCTGTACAAGTATGACCAATTGCGGAATTTTTCTTCAGGTTGTGACAGTATAACCAACATGTATGTTTTCTGGAGGAAAACTTCAGATCCGCCTTCACCCTGGACGCGTCTTACAAGAACAAATAGCTACTTGCGTTTTGATTCCAATACAAGTAATCATTGGGTTTCAATTGGTTCATCCACACACAAACATTCTACATCAGATGGTCAAATAGGTAATTCTGTCCACAATTCGCCACATTTGGTTAGTAACTACTATAAAGATTATTATGTATTAACAACCCATACTCATTCATTGATGAATATTTCTACTACAAACGGTAATAATAATCCAATTGGTTTTGGCTTGGACATTATATATATGGATATGGCTACCTGGGAATCTAGTATTCGATCATTTCCAGAAGGTACTATTTTAATGTCTAATGGTGTCCTTGTAGATGCTAACTTAGAACGATATACCATAGCTGACGGTAAATTTATTGTGCATACGACGCCAGAAACTGTTGTTGGTACCACAACACCACACGACCACACAATATCCGGGTCAACTGGTTTTGCCGACGGCGCAACTGGTGCATTAGCAGGTTATGATGCAGATGGTTGTGATGCTTCTAGTTCACATACACACGATTTTAGTTTTGCATCAGAAGCAAAATATGTGGAACCAAAGAAACTATTAACACGATTATATAAAGTTCTAGCAGAGACATCAAAAGTAATATCCGGAATAGTGGTCTTTGTAGATGGCAACGTTAGCGAAAATTGGGAAATTCTAACGGATTGGTCTACTGGAAATTTATATGCATATGATTGCAATCCAACTCTTAGTGGTTCAGATACTCATACGCACACATATTCCGGTAATAGTAATGAATATGATGGTCCTGATAGATTTGATTACCAAACTTATCTGAACCAAACTGCATACGATAGCCATTATCATCCAGTTACTGGTAATTTAGATGAAGAAAGTCATATACCCGCTAGTAAAAAAATTGTTCCTGCAAAATTATTATATGACTTACAAAAAAATAAAGAACGTGTAATAGTAATAATGACATAATAATGTTATTGTGATTTTCATGAATGAAAATATCGCCGAAAGCATTGGAATGTTTCTAGAAAACAAAATTCGAGAAAAAATTCTTAGTGGTGTTCCGCCACCCAATGCAGAAAGTACCATAAAACGTAAAGGATCATCGCATACCTTAATTGATGATAGTACATTGCTGGAAAGCGTTACCCATGTTGTTGAAACTGACGGCGAAGACATCAAAATCACAATCGGAATTTTAGATCCCGAAATTGCAGAATACGCTGCCCCAAACGAACATGGCGTTGCTTGGGACAATAGACCGAAAAAAGGAACAGAAAATACACCAGGGAGAGAATGGTTTATACCACCACGATCTTTCATACGATCTACATTTGATGAAGAATACGAAAATGTATTAGCTGATATTGAAAAACAAATTGTAACAAATGTCAAAGCAAAACTAAGCGGAAAATAAAAACAACAAAAACAAACACAACACTTATAATGATTTAACAAAACGAGAACAAAACATGAATAAATTCAATAAAAATATAATTATATCAGGAGATTTATAAAAATGGTAGCTACAGTGAACGTTCAGGAGTATAACGGCGCCTCACCTGGTGTCGCTACAGTAATAACCCAAGGAAGATATTGCGCAATGGATTCTTATAATCCAGGACTAAGTAATCCTTGTGTCGTACCGAGCGCAAATCTAAATTACAGTTATTGGAAGACCCATAACGTCGCATTTTCCGGAGACTTCACCCAGATTTCTAATATTCGTTGGTATACGTCCGGAAATGTAAAGACTAACTGGGCACTGGGAACAAATGGTGGATTATTTGTCGCAGTAAAGTCAACAGGAGATAATGGATGCCCGGTTGCTAGTTATGCTCAGGCTGCTGGCGTTCAGGGAACTTCTGGCTATCCAATAAACGACGTAACAAATGGCCACGCCTACTATAAATCAGGTTCTTCTAATCATGCAGTACCTGTTAATGCGGACACTTATGTTTCGGCGTCAACTTTGCTTGTGGATAGCGGACCTTATACAACCGCTGCAAGTTGCAAATGTGTCGTCACGCAAGTTGTGATTGATACTGATGCAACGCAAGGCGACAAGGCCTCGGAAAGCTTGACCTTTCGATATGATGAGATATAAATTTAAAAATTAATATAAAAATAGTAGTAAACCCTACTATTTTCTACTAACCAAAAACTTTATATACTAGTTCATACAAATAAGTAAGTATGACAAAACCGAATAAATATTGTAGTAACAAAGAATGGCTTTACGATCAATATATCGTTCAAAAAAAGTCAGCAACAAAAATAGCCAAAGAAATTGGATGTCAACAAGAAACCGTCTCACGCTACCTGCACAAGTTCGAAATTCCTATCCGAACACAATCAGAAGAAATAGGTGGCGACCGACATCCGATGTTCGGCAAACACTTTTCAGACGATTCAAAAAAGAAAATGTCTATCGCAAATACTGGCCACAAATCTTCAGACGAAACCAGGAAGAAAATTTCCAAAGCAACATCTGGTTCAAATAATCCACGCTATGGCAAAAAAGCAACGCCAGAACAATGCCAAAAACAATCTGAATCAATGAAACGCTTTTACAACGAAAATCCAGACGTAAAAATAACTATATCAAAACAAAAAATTGAATATAATAAACAACATCCAGAAGCTGGACAACAACATTCAGAACATTTAAAACAACTATATAAAGAACACCCAGAAATACTTGAACAAATGTCAAAAACCCACAAACAGCGATATATTGATCAGCCATTAACAATAGAAGATAAAGAAGAACGGGCTTCTCATTTAAAAAAATTTTATGAAGAACACCCAGAAGCTCGTATCGAACATTCTAAATTAATGAAAGTTTGTAATCCAGCTAGTCGTCCCGAAGTTGCGCAAAAAATATCTGATAGTATGAAAATTTGGCATTTAGAAAATGCGTCTCCAGTAGGTACAGGAAGCATTCCAGGCAGATATTTTCTACGCAAAACAGGAGAAACTGTTTGGATGCGTTCTTCTTATGAAACAAGATATGCTAAAATACTTGATTTGTTTGATATTGATTGGGAATACGAAATACACGCATTTAATATTACAACAATCGGTACTTCATATAGACCGGATTTTTACATTGCTGAAACAAATACATGGATAGAGGTAAAAGGTTACCTAAGTTGGAGTAATAAAGAAAAACTAATCGA